ATCATATAATCATATTATGATAACAGTAGATGTACAAGGACACGGGTCATTTGTTATAGCAGGTGATAAATTAAATGAACTTCTAGCATGGTTAGCAAAAAATTCTATGCCCGTAGAAGTCAACGTCAGGAAACTACATGGAGACGATACTTTATTAAACGGATGAAAATTAAACTCGTAAAAACTCACCCAGATGCAGTGATACCGACTGCAAACAACAAGGAACCTGGTACCGGTGATACAGGATTCGATCTAGTTGCAGTGAAAAGAACACACATTAAAGCAGGTTCTAGTGAGGTTATTCCGGTAGGATTGACTTTAGCGGATATTACTCCAGGTTATTGGATTAGAATAGAGCCTCGTAGCGGATTAGGCTTCAAGCATAGTTTACAACCCCACTTAGGTGTAATTGATAATGGATACAGAGGTGACCTCGGAGTAAAAATGTACAATTTCCATGAATCTAGAGATTTTACAATTGAAGCGGGTGATAAAATAGCACAGCTTGTAATTTACGAGCTGTTCCAACCAGAATTTGAGTTTGTTGATGAGGTGACAGAAACTACTAGAGGTGCTAAGGGTTTCGGGTCATCAGACCGACCGATACCCCCACATGGATACGTTGAAAATCCGATGAAAGTTGACCAATCAGACCCGGACTGGATACCTGATCCTGATATAGAAAATGTTTGATAATTTATGGGTTGAAAAATATCGACCTCATCAACTGAGCGATATTGTACTGTCGGACCGTAACCGGGTGGTGTTTGAGAAATACTCAAAGGAGAAGAGTATTCCAAACTTATTATTTACAGGTAATGCTGGTATAGGAAAAACGAGTTTGGCAAAAATTTTATGTAAGTCGGTGCTTGAATGTCAATACCTGTATATCAATGCGAGTGATGAAAATGGTATAGACACAATCCGGACTAAAGTTAATAACTTTTCACGTACAAAAAGCTTTGATGGTAATCTTAAATGTATCATCTTAGATGAAACGGACGGCTTGAGCTTAGATGCTCAACGTGCTTTGAGAAACACGATGGAGGAACATTCTGCCATCACGAGATTTATATTAACAGCTAATTACAATCATCGCATTATACCACCATTACAGAGCAGATGCCAATCATTCGATCTGACACCACCCTTAAAGAGTAGCATTGCTCGTGTGTATAGCATCTTGAAGCAAGAAAATGTTGAGATGTCACAAGAAGAGACAGACAAGCTCAAACAATTTGTGAGTGCTTGTTATCCAGATTTACGTAAATGTATCAACGAGATACAGAAAAACGTGATTGATAACAAATTGGCAATTGATAACCTGATCAAAGTTAAAGATGTATTTATCGAGAATTTATATAAAATTGTAATGCAGGGACTTGCAATGAAAGCCAGAAAAAAGGTTATTGAGAATGAACATGTGTTCAATGGCGATTATACAGAATTACTCCGCGCGTTATTTGATTATATATACGATCATGACAATATCAAATCAGAGAAGAAGTCTGAGCATATGTTGATAGTATCGGAACACCTGTACAGGTCTGCTTTTGTAGTAGATCCTGAAATTAATTTCTTTAGCTGTTTGTTAGCTTTAAAGTAATTACTGCATATAACCGGCAGTGTAACTGGATGCTGGTTCTACATTAGTAAGCTTGATATTTTGATCAGTCATCTGTTTATTCACCTTGTCATTAGTGGCTGTTTGTTGTTGAGGTGATGTAAACTTTGTCATATCATCTTGGCCATCTGCAGACTCCTCTTCAAGCTCGCGAGGTTTGACATCAACATCGTATTTCTTCTTGAGACTTTCTGGCACTTCCGGTAATGTATCATTAGCACCATTCAACTCAATCAAATGTTGTGGCAATGTTACAAAAACACCAGAGAATCTACCAGGTGCTGATTCTTGTGTGATATCAACATGAAAATCATCAACTTGTGCTGCTTGATCAACACTTGAATTTACAGCCGGGCGTACCGCCTTGACCGAGCTGACACGCAACACAAGATCTGATTCATCTAATTGGTTTAATATATCAATAACTTGTTGTGGTGCGGTTTTACACCATTCATCATTAGCCCAACCTTCGCGGAGCTTGATAATATCACCAGTTAAAAAACCTCCACCCTGAAATCTAGTGAAGTTCGCTTCAAATAACATGTCAAATCTGCTTTTCATCGTAATTATTTATGCTTTGACCCGCCATTTCCAAGCGTATTGTACGGTTCGCATGATAAATATCTATAGTATGGCAATTAAAATATACGCAGGATCTGTACCAGACACACAAGCTAACAAAAAAGTCAAATATCGAGACATACATTTCGATTTGGCTGAAAAAACAAATAGTGGTAACTCACTATATGCAAAGAAGACGATACTAGACATCAAGGCATCAGAAGATGAAGCCGCGATTGTGAACAGCATACGCAACATTTTTACAACAACACCTGGTGAGAAAATACTCGAACCAACATTCGGATTGAATTTGAGCCAATGGTTGTTTCAGCCATTAGATGAATTTACTGCCCGTGAAATAGGTGAAACAATATTAACTGGTATTGAAAAGTACGAGCCTAGGGTCAAGGTCAACAATGTAAATGTAGATGTTGAGTATGATCAGCATCAATACACAATTAAGTTGGTCCTCACGATACCCTCACTAAATATAGACAGTAAGTCCTATGATGCCATTCTGGCTCAACCAGGATTCGAATTTTTAACAAATAGTACAGCATAAACATGGAAGATAAATTTACAGAATACCAGTTACCAGCAACAGCGTATGCTACTTTTGATGCTGAGAGTCTACGCACATTAATAATAGACAAACTTAAAGAACAGCAGGTGTTCACAGATCAAGTATATGCTGGCAGCAATCTGTCATCATTTATAGATGTGATAGCATATAGTTATCATGTGTTGATGTATTATCTAAACCGGACTTCTGCTGAGTCTATGTTTAGTGAAACATCTATCTATGAAAATATAAATAGAATTGTCAAGCTGTTGAACTACTCACCATTGGGATACCAAACTAGTTTGTTGAGCTTTGAGGCGTATGCGTCAGAAGATTTACTACCAGGTGTTTACACCATACCAAGATACACATTTGTCAAAGCTAATGATATAACCTATACACTAGCTGAGGATATATCATTTAGTAAAAACACACCAGAATCAGAACTGATCGAAACTATAACTGAGAACCATTTATTGTTCCAAGGGAACTGGATAGAACACAATGATTTGATTGCCCTGGGTCAGGATTTCGAAACTCATGCAATTGTACCATCTAAAAAGGAGACAAAAATCGATCATTTTAAATTTCATGTGTATGTTAAAAATCAAGACACTGGAATATATCACCAATATGAAGAGGTGTCGTCCTTATATCTCGCTGGACCTAATGACAAAGTGTTTGAAAAGAGGTTGAATGAAAACCAAGCTTATGAAATCAAGTTTGGTAACAACATCACCGGTTCAAGATTAGAATCTGGAGATGTGATACAGGTATATTATTTGGAGTCGATGGGTGATGACGGTGTTGTTGGTCCGGGATTCATTAATGACCTTAAAATCGTGTTGTTCGGTACATCTAAATACACAACAATAATGGAAGATATCAAACCAGAAAATGTAAAGTTTATAACATTTGATAACATCGCGACCTTGACATTTTTAAACCCTACTGGATCAACCTTACCTCAAGAAAAAGAATCTGTCGATGAGATAAAAAGAAAAGCACCGCTACACTTGGCAAGCCAGGATAGGTTAGTAACGTTAAATGAATTTGAGACACACATCAACCGGAATTTTGGAAACATGTTGACAAGTTCAAAGGTAATAGACAACAAAACATTTATGGATGGTCACATGAGGTATCTGACCGAGGATATAGGAATTGAATATCCAAATCTAGAGTCAAGAGTCATGTACAATCATTTGAAGATGTCCACATCAACACACTTCAATAATGTGTATGTATATGGTGTACCAAAAATGGTCCGCACGGCGTCGACAACAGTGATGACTAATTTTTTAACACCATCACAAAAAGAGTTAATGTTAAATGACATTGAAGAGAAGAAAATGATTTCACATGAAGTTGTTTTGATGGACCCGGTGTATGTCGCTGTAAATTTTGGAGTAGCAAGTCCGGCTGAAACATCCACACCCGAACTAGTAGATAATACTAAGTTGATCATCACAAAAAAAGCCAGAAATCTGAGAGATCCGTCTGCAATAAAGCAAGAAGGTATTGATCTGATATTGTCATTTTTTGACAACTCGAATTGCTCACTAGGAATGCTGGTACAATTATCTCAATTGGGTGCACAAATGTTACAAATCGATGGCATTGAAAGTATCAAAACACAACGCACAGATGTCAATATCTCACTACCAGGATTGAGCCTTGCATTCTGGAATCCAGTTTACACAAATGATATAGAAACAACAAATCAAGACTTACAATTACCATACTACAAGTTCCCATATGTGTACGATCCGTACAATCTGTTCACTAAAATCGAAATAAGCACATAATATGGCCACTTACTCCGCACTTGAGAACAGTAGTTTTACTGATTTAGTAGTACCGTTCACTACGTTTAACGGTATTGACCAAGTTGCATCCGATACACAGACCGAGCCTGTAACCGGATATACACTCAATGTAACAAAATTTACATTCACTCCACGCTTATCAACGTTAGGTAACACTGGTTTTGGAGTGAGCTTGGATAAACTGATATGGGATTTTGGTGACGGTACACATGCTATGGGATACTCTGTTGAGAAGCGTTATGAATATCCTGGTGATTATCGTGTTACAACTATCTTCACAGACCAAAACGGTGTCACTCACCGTAACAGCAAGTTCCAAGACATAAAAGTTTACAATTATGTCCCAGATGCTTTACAGTGGTACACACCTAACATTGCATATCCTAACGGAGGGCTTCCAGAGAAGTGTTGGAGCGGAAGACCTAGTGATGACCTAACAATCTTTCGGTACAACAGTTGGCAATCATGGCCTAACGTAAGCGGTGATGGTGGTTATTATATAAATTTGTATGCTCAAGGCAGCAAGAGCATGCCCTTAACAGAAGAGAGGTATTGGAAGGCTCCAGATATACATTTTACACCGACATGGAGATTCGTTGCCAGTAAAAACGATACTGTACCGTTAGAGCGCGCTCAAACAACAAACAACACGATGATCTACGTGAAGTTACAAGACGGTGTGATAACGCACACTACTGAAGATGATCCTGATGGAGAATTAGCAGGAACTTCCGGGACCATGACAGTTAATTATATTGATGATAACCCAAATAGAATGTTGAGCAGAAGACCGGATCCGAAAGGAAACAATTTCCCTGCAAAATATGAAAATGAAAATTTTTCAGATCCGGAGTATGAACTGTACGGTCTAAAATATGAAGATAAGGACATAATATTATTCGCGAGTTTCGATTCTAGTCGATTCCCGGTGAGAGAATACGACAAAGAACTAGCCGGTTTTGAGACACTCAAGCAGGATTATTTTCAAATATACGAGACACAAAAGGTCGGATTACCGATAATTGTCAAGTTGAACGAGCCAAACAAGCTGCGCATTACAAGCAATGGTGTTAACGGATTTACCATTTCTAGAAACAAATACTTCAATTCACCAATATCAGTATGTGTGCAGGTCACGGACAGAGAACAATTTCCCATCAACACAACTGAAATAGTAGAGTTATCATCACAATGGTCAGCCAAAAGCCAACACTTTTCTGCCGGTGATATATCGACAGACGTTTTAACTGGTCAAGGATTTGTTTCACTGTATTTATCTGGAGAGGATACTACATTCTCTAGACTAGTAACATCCATCTCTCCTATGGAGGATTTTAAGTTTTGGGACCCTGGAAAATTCCTTGCTGAAAATCCCGTGAACTCATATATTAAAATAGATGTCGCTGAACGCTTACCGGACGGGTCACCAAACGCTAGCGGAAGAGACCTGTACAAGAAACCGTACAAATTTACAAACAATGTTGTTACCGTGTTACCCAAACACTTGACCGACGCCACTCTTCAAGGATTAAACACCATGTTAGACGGTGGTGTTATGTCAGAGTTACGAACTGTCGCGAGATATTGGGAGACAAAACTAGGTGACACAATATATGGTACACTCAATACAGATACAACATACAGACAACCAGGTACATTTTCGTTAGATCAAAAATCTGTGGATATAGATGCAGACACTTCCGGGTCTTATTCCGCGATGGTCAGCATACAAACAGAAGAGCCAGTTACAGAAGAAAAAAATTACCGTATTGTAGCTGAAACACTGATTGACCCTCCCCTGTATTTTAATTATGATGTGCTGTATTATTACATGTGTAACCCGTCATTTGATATATTTCATCAAATTAAACCCGTATATTACAGAAATTACACGTACGGTGAGGATGGATTCACGCAAACATACACATCACCACTAACAACAATAACACCAGGGAATTCCGGGTTATATGGATTCGCAGTGGAGCCACTGGGTGATGTTATAATGGTTGATGGAGATACTGATAAGATAATAAGACATTGGAGAAACAATGAAGCTCGTGTGGAGATACCTGTGCATACACTGGTACCAGATGTGTCTGCAGATCATTATCCTGCAAATGAAGATCAGTACGGGTATAGTCCTAGCAGTGTCTCTATAGACAGTAAATTGAACTATTGGGTCACGTTGTATGACGCAGTGTCTACAATAAAAATTGATGGTCGTACAAATGAAGTGATAGGTGTTGCTATCCCTCCAGTTGAGAATCTAGTGACTGATGGAAGAAACGTCACACCACAAGAATATTGGACGGAAGATTCTGAATATGGATCCACTGGCGTAGGTGTGACAGCACAAGGTGAATATGGTGAAAATTTATTAAAGCCCACCGCGGTTGAAACATGTAAAAATGACGATATTATTGTCTCGTACAGCAATCCATTGTGTAGTTTCTTGGCTAGGTATGACCAAGACGGTAACTTCTTATACAAATGTGATTGTGAAGGTGAACATTTATATTTCCCGGGTGATATATGTGTTGATGTTAGTGATCATGTCTGGGCAGTGACTGAAAGCACCGGTTTGATGCAAGACGGTTACCCAGATGTAGGGCTGGCTTTAGGTGAAATCAGATCATATAACGAGCAACTAGAGTTCAGATTGAACGTCACATCTGTCTCCGGAGCCGAATACACTGACATACAAACACCTGTACCTAGCGTACCAACCACGGTTGAATTCACCATGCTCATGAACACCATATGGGATTATGAGCTGAATGAAGCAGTTACTGATGGCTTCGTAATTGGTGAGTTTGGTCCAAACGATGTGAACCCACCATTAACAATGTACGAAGACAATACGTATGTTTTTGATAATAAATTTTTTAACCGAGGTCAACACCCACTTGTTTTCCGGGAAATTGATTTCGAAGCCACAGGTGAGATAACCGAAGATACAACAATTGATGAAATCGTTATAGATGAAGACGGTTTGATAACAGAATTGACCGAAGGTTATGATACTGCTGTAGTATCGGTCACAATATCAGCAACATCTCCGGATTTCTTTGTGTTGCAAGATGCAAACTTTCCACAAAACAAAATATTGATCCGGACTGTCAAAAAACCAATATACATTCCGAGAGAGGGTGACACATTTAACGCGATCAACAACCCATCATACGTTATACCGGACTGTAACAATAACATATGGTTCTCCTGGGGCCGAAGATTTGTATCTAGATACAATGTGATAGATGATGTTGTTGACACAACAGTCGCTATAGGTTCCGCGTACTATGACCCACGTTACGACAATATTGATGAAACTAAACACGACAGACGTGATAATGCCGATCGGCGATCTGCAATTGAAGGTTTGTCTATGGACACCGCGAACAATTTGCTAGTGATAAACAATGCTGATAAAAAATTATATGCCATATATTCTGATTTTGTACCAGCTAGTGCGTATGTCAACATACCAAACAAAGACATACCATATAGTGAGTTCTCGTGGATGGAAAACGTGTCCTCAGAGACAGAAGCTACCGAACAAGACTTTTTGACGCCTGATTCATACCTGACGGATGAGCAAATTAAAGTGTTTTTAGCCAACGCTCAAAACACCAGACAAGTTGAACTAGACACAACAGAGAGACAACTAGCAGCGGACCAATATATAAAAACAATGGCGGGTGAAAACGGAGACATTGTGTTTAGAACAAGCCACGGTGCACCTGGTTTGTATGATGCCGGGTTGGAGAGTGAGATCCGTGCCGGAGGTGATTG